GCTGGATTGGTTTGTGAACGTCGGGGATTACCTTGGCTCACTCACAGATTTTGCTGGGATTGAACTCCTCAACAAGCAAAGAACAGTGTTTACGCGGTACCGCGGAAGCGGCTACTTTGACGAAGTGCCAAAGGTGAAAGGCTCTTTAAACGAGAGTCATGAAACCTGGGTACTCGAAGCAGTAAGCAACTTTCGCCGGAAGGACCTCGGAACTGGTCCGTCCATTCGTTTCAGGACTCCCAAGCCCTGGAGTATCAGACGCGGTTTAGCTGCCGCTAGTCTGCTCATGCAGGCGTTCCCTCGTCGAGTGATCGATGAGAATGCCGCCCATTTGTTCAAAAAGCGCACTGCCTTCCGGCAGAATGTGTTTCCGAGCTTCAATGGGAAGTACTATTAACTCCTTATAGGAAAGGGACCTTTATGGCCCAACAGACCAACATTACGGTCAAGAAGTACGATGGTGTGACGGATGTCACTTACACCGCCGTGCGCCCGGCCTCCGGCGGAACTCCCGCCGTGTGGCTTGCACCGACCCTCGGAACGGCCCTGGCACATCAGCCGGAGCTGCGCATCAAGTCGTCCAAAAACAAGGTTGGCACAGTCAACCGAGTCGAGGCGATTCTGGTGTACCCCGAGATCATCACCGCAACCGACGGCTCCAAGAGCATCGCCAACAAGACGATCGTGTCGCTCAGCGTCACGAACCCGTCCAACATGGCACTGACGTCGGTCCAGGAGGGCATCGCGCAGGCACTCAATGTGTTCGCGCATACCCACGTGAAAACCCAAGCAATCGAAGGCTTCGCGGCCATCTGATCTGCCGGTCCTTAAGGGACTGACAACGCAAAGGAATTCATGTCTACCTCCTTACCAGGTGATCTGGAGAAGGTGTACGTCGCATTACTGGACGCACTCGCCACTCCTTTGGCTGAGCATTGTAAAGTGCTCGTGAAGAACCAAAGGTGGGATGAACTTGTAAGTATTAAAGTTCGTCCTGACGCATATAGCACCGCTGAGAGTTACTTCCGCGATGCTGCCGCCGTATCCTTCATACGGAAATGCGAGAACTTGCCAACCTCGGTCGACAGGAAACTCGTCGCTGAGGATAACTTTATTCTCGCTGAACGGCAATGCGCCCGCTCTAACGAGCGGCTTGCTATCCACTTTCTCGAAGGTGCGCTGGACCGTGAAGACGGCCAGATTGCTACCCCAGAGGGTGCGTGCTCTCGGCTCATCGCCGAGGCGCGGAAAGAGATGAGCAAGTTGCTTGGAAAAATCCCTTCTGACCTCAAGGGTCGGTTCGGACCAGGAGCCACTTATGGCGACAGGGGTAAGCTAACCACCGTCCCCGATAAGATGTCGTCTCGACCCACTCTAACCACATCAGCGCTCTGGTTCCACGTATTTCAGTGGTCCGGGACTGCATGGGCCGAAGCCTGTGCTGCTGATGGACGAGAAAGCGAGTTTGTGCGGGGCAACCGTTTCACTACGGTGCCTAAAGATTGCACGAAGGACCGCGGCATAGCCGTGGAACCAAGTGTCAATTTGTTCTACCAGCTCGGCGTAGGCCGGGCCATCAGAGCCGCACTCAAGCGTCATGGTAACATCGACTTGACGCATGGGCAGGACATCCACAGGCGGGTCGCCTGTGAAGCCAGCAAGCATGGCCGTTCTGCTACACTCGACCTCTCGAATGCCAGTGATACCGTTTGCACCAACTTGGTTAAGTTGCTGCTCCCTCGACAGTGGTTTGAGCTTGTAAACTCACTCCGCTCTCCTTTCACCCTGTTTCGTGAGAAATGGGTGCACTTGGAGAAATTTTCGTCGATGGGTAACGGTTTCACGTTCGAATTGGAAACGGCTGTCTTTCTTGCCGTTATCCTAGCCGTCAGAAATCTCAGAGCTGTAGGCGACCCCTTCTGGGGGACCGTCAAGCCTGGGACTGATATCTTCGTTTATGGTGATGACATCATCATACCGACGGAGTTGGCTTCGGACGTGATCTCCGCGCTTACCTACTGTGGATTCTCAATAAATAAGGATAAGTCCTTTGTTGATGGCCATTTTAGGGAATCTTGCGGTGGGGACTACTTCGGGGGGGTGGACGTACGTCCATTCTTCCTAAAGGAGTACCCGGATGAACCGCAAAAGTGGATCGCAGTTGTTAACGGGATCAGACGGATGGGTGCCCAAGAAGGGTCCTTCGATCTGGGTCGTAGTTATCTTCTGCGTCCTTGGTTTGTCGCTCAGGATTCAATTCCAACTCACATTCGCAGGTTACGAGGCCCTGAAAAGCTTGGTGACCTGGTCATCCATGACGAGTGTGAGCGGTGGCAAACCCGTAAGCGTGGAGCCATACACTACATTCGCGCCTACCGACCAGCCCGCTTCACGCGGATCAGCTGGGAACACTGGAAGGGCGAAGTAGTTCTGGCGACAGCCGTCTATGGAACCGGTGATGGCAAAATGGGAATTACTCCCCGTGATGCTGTCACTGGCTACAAGATAGGCTGGGTGCCACACCCAAGTGCGTCTTCTCGTTGGCTTCCCGCCAGCGAAGGAGGCGCTCCCCCGATTCCCCCCGAACCGTATATTCCTGGGAAGGAACAACGGATGCCACGGATACCTGTGGCGTACGAGGGTCCATCTGTCCCAGTCACGCTCGTGAGAGCCCGGCTGAATCAGATGGTTTCGGAGATCCGCCGTGAGGCGGTGAAGGGGTGGCTGCAGGGTTAACCTGCACGTTCGTGCCGGTGAGGCACGTGGAGGGTCCACTTGGATCCATTAAGCGG